TTGTAACTCTTTTGGGAGTAAAGAAATTAGGGTAATACATTGGTTTTACATGGCGCGAGTTTAAACGGGCGCTCATGTTTTTCTTGTTTACTTGTTTAATTAAACTTCTTTCCATAAATCAATTATGATTTCTTGTTTACGAATCTGATTAACGACATCAAAGCCTTCAAGCCCGCATCGATAGGGAAGGGCATATTACCTTCACTAATGGTTCCACGTACCATTAAGCCGCATGATTGGTTAGCAACAGTCAAATCAACTTTTGACAAGGTTATCACCAACTCAGATGAACTTGCAACAAGGGTTGCCTTTCCTGCCGTACTCTTCTCTTTTACCCCGACTAATACTTGACCGACCTTTGCTGCGCCAATCTTGGCTTCAAGAGTAATAACATCATATCCGGCATTACTCTTGTCTATGGCTGTAATTCTATCGGATGCACCTTTCAAGTCCCCTCCAACAGTAACAAAATCCCCAACAGCAAACAGATGGCTTTTATTGACTTTCACAGTCGTTCCCTCTGCTTCCAAAGCTTCTGTAACCAAAGCAGTCTTGATTACACGATACCCTCCATTTTCATCTTTGCCGACAACACAATATGGCGGCAATTCATCCAATGGCATACCATCAAAAATCGCAGTTCTTAAATCTGCTCGAACAATGGTACCGCCACCGACAACATCCTCGAGCATTTTTATGACCGCAGGATGATACTGAAATTCTTTTTCTTTCTTAAAAAACATAGCTACAATGGATTAATTATTAATCAATACCGAGACTGGCAACCCCGTTGGAATCCCCAGTACCCTCATCTTTATTCATGATTTCCAACCATTCCTTTTCTGTCCGGTCTTTTGGCTGGGCTACATACGGACGATAATTGCCTGCTTCCACTTCATCTGATATTGCGCTTTGGCGAATTTCCTTATATTCTTCTTGAAGCTCCTTAATTTGGTCTTCTACAGATGTTTCGGAATTTACATCAATACGCTTAAACCATTTTTCCGGCAACTCGGCTGTATCAAACAATGCCTTAGCAGACGCGTTTTTGCCGGAATCGGAAACGGTTTTTGTTAAGGTGGAAATATTATCCGTTAAGGTCTGGATCTGCTTTTGCTGGGCTTGAAGCATCTTTTTGAAAGCAGGCGGAAGATCATCCAAATCATCATCTACATCATCGTCATCGTCGTCAACGACCGTTTTGTTTTTCTTCCCTTTTTTGCCCTTTCCCTCTATAGGCTTGCCATCTTTCAGACCATGCTTCTTTTCATATTCAGCAATAGCATTATTGGCAACATCCTGATTGTTCTGCTCGCTTGCTTCCAAATCCGGAAGAATGTTATCCTTAAAAAGAGAGACATAGTTTTCCAGATTTTCCTCGCTCTCAATATTAAACAAGGCTTTTACCTTTGCAGCATATTTCTCTGGAATACCTGCTTTCTTTAAAGCTTTTTTAATTGCAACTAAAATTTCCATAGTCTTTTTGCTTTAAAATATATTGGAGCAGGATTTTTACCATAAAAAAGGCTACCCGCACCCGGATAGCCTATATTCAAATAAACTTTAAATACTAATCTTCATCGTCTTTATCATATCCACACATGGCATCAGCTTCCGCCTGCCAGCGGTCAAACATAAAGTAATACTTTTTATATCCCTCTTCCTTTTCCTCCATGCTTAACCTTGCCCAACTTACGGAAGCCATCATTGCTTTGTTATTCTCATCATACTTTCCTGCTTCGTAATTTCTGAGAATTCTTTCCGATCTTTCTTTCCAATACTGGCGAAGCTCATCTGTAACTTCCGGTACTTTAACTTTATCTGTCATAATTCTTTCAATTCAATATTAATCTCATCTTCCAACTCCAATATTGAGACAACCTCAAATCTTGTATCAGTTGTAAAGAGAACCTCGTATTGGTTCATCTCTACAAATTTACCGTTAAATTCCGAGATTTTCGATATATCCTTTCCATTTTTACCCTGAATCGTAAAAACAATGCTTACTTCATTTCTTTTCAAAGGACGATAACTTGCAAACATATCAGCTATTTCCGGAGATTTGCTACATGATGTAAATATCTTGTGAGCAACCTCTTTTTTATCCTTATACAAAGCTTCGTATTCCTTTCGCTTTATTATAGTACCACGATACATAATGCCTTTAAATGCTGGCAACAAATTCAACCCTTCACGAATTAGTATTGCGGCAGCTCTATTAAACTCGCTAAGATTGTCATTATACAACTGCTTATTTAACTGTCGATAGTTGCCTCCGGCTTTAGTATAATGATGTATAGCGGCCAACCTTGTATTAGAAATATTCGGATATTCCTTTGAAAGAAAATCAATAGCACGCTGCATCGATACAGATGTGCTTCTTGTGCGGGTAAACTTCTTTTCTTCCAATGTATAAATATTGGTTTTCAACTCTCCAAAGAACTGCCGGTTATCACGAATAAAATAGGGTTCATTGCTCCATCCTTTAGCCCTTTCAAGGTTCTTGCTTACCCAAGCTTTAGCCGATTGAGGTATATCTTTCACAACAAGTTCTTCCGGTATCGTATCATTTACCAAATACTCGGCCAAATCTTCCGGTTCCATAACTATTGGAATCGCATAACAAATGCAAAATGGATGAAACCCTGTGAATTTAAATGTTTTCGGATATTTGCCAACCATCGAATCACAAAGTGCACATGGTCCTCGATTACTATCAGACCGTCTTATCTCTATGCCCAAAACAAAGTCCTGACCATTCCATCGTTCATAATCTGCTGCACGATAAGCCATATTGGTTGTCGTAGAGGATAATCGCAATGCGTTCATACTTGCACTACGGTACACACCTTGGCCAGGATGATAATTTTTCATAGGCTGAGATAAAATCAGTTTCCCATTTGCATCACGCACACGCCTAAAACGTTTGTCCGGCTCTTTAAGAAGTTGGCGCACATCCCGGCCTATCTGCCCGGCATTACGGCCTACCGATACTCCGGATGCAAGATAATACTCCAGTTGCTCTTTTGCCAACTCCGCAATATTCCACACACGGTCAGATAAGGCATTTCCCCTAATATCCATACCTTTTTTTAGCTGCAACATAGCTTTGGCATTATGAGCAAACAGCCCTTCTTTTATAGCTGTACTGATAGCCAATCCCTCAATATACCTTGAAATAAAATCATCATTCTTTAGTTCAGAACGTTTCCATGCGTCCATTTGAAATTGAGTAATATTGGCAAGTAGGTCAGATTGTAACTTTACCAGCTCCCTATCAATACGTTTTTCTATTGACTGATTTCTTACCCATACACTATCTTTCCCCTTATCTGCCCATTGTTGAAGATAAGGGGAAATAGCAGCAATAAAACGATTAAAGATAGCTGTTATATCATTTTGCTGCACCAACATTTTTTGCAAATGCTGACTATCATAAAAGGAAAGCCCTTTACGTTTCATCATTCATCTGGATTAGCAGGAAATGTAGCACCAAAAGGATTGCTGTTTTGTGCCATTTCTTTTTCTTCTTTCTTCATGGTTGCAATCTCTTGTTTGGCATTCTTTGTATAAGGAGATTCTGCAGTAATGGTCTCTTGCGAATTAATAGGCTTATTACCGTTTGCAATAGCCAAGTTCTGCAAAATTTCCGTAAGGTTCTTTGGCAAGATTGAACCGAACTTCACCTCGAAATAATTTCCCTCTATTGCGCCAGCATTTTTGATATGGGAAATACGGGCCATACCAGCCTGCACGATTGCCACACAACGCTGTACCACCGGACCGAATATTTCCATCTGTTCCGTAGCTTTTATCTTTGCGTCAATAGTCATAAACTCACGAGCCACTCCGGATAAATCACCTATACCGATAAGGTTGTCAAAGGAGAGGTCAGGGCAAGAAGCACCGGAAAATATCTCATGCCTTTCGTTTGCGATTTCCTCTTTCTGAGAATCAATAGACTGCTGCCAGGATAAATATTCTGCATCACCATGATAAGCAGTTCCGGTATCCGGGTCCACTTCCATGGAGAAATTCAACTCCTTTCCCACCGTTTCCTTTGAAGGTAAATTGGTCTGGCCGTAAGTCTTTAGCATAGGGTCTCCAAAATAGTCATTAGTATCTGACATTCGAGAAAGGCGCATTTCATACGCATCCATAAGAACTGCTACATCTTCCCAGTCCGGTTGGTCTACCTCTGCATAGACAACTGGAATTTTCCCGAATAGATTCTTATCCTTTGTTATAACCCACTGCCCATCATTGATTCCGGTTATAATCTCATTAGCGGTATAAATCTTCACGCATTCACAACTTCTGCCATTAACCATAGCTGTGTATTTATGAATGAAGCCATCCATATCATCATCATCGTCAAAATGCGGGTAAAATTCATTCGTTACATTATCATCCTTTGGTGTTGATAATATTTTGGCTTTTAATACGACTTCTTTTTTTAAGATAGGATTTCCATCCTTATCCGTTCCCTTAATATTGCTTTTCGTTACAGGATAAAAGACAATCGCCCCTTTGGTTTCAGATAGTACAATACGAGCAAATCTCATAAAGACTGATTTCATCTTAAGCTTACGGACAAATACCTGCTTGAAGTCTTGCAAGCTATCATCATCCATATTATCTGCCGATACAATCATATCCCCACCGAACAAAAAAGCTGCTGCTGTACGTACTATCTTCTTTGGGATATTAGTTACAATCTTAGCAACCGGCACAGTCTTATCTTCCAAACGTTTTGGTTTTTCTTCGCCAGTATTTGGGTCTGTTTCAAACTCTGTATCTGAATATACAGCCACTTTTTTAGGTTCACGGAAACCTACTGAAGTTTTACGACGGCGGCGTTCTCCGTTATATTCCTCCAAATATTCTTTTGGGTCTCTATCTTCTATGGTATCTACACATAAATCACTGACTATTCGAGAAAAGTCATCATTACTCAATATTTCGAATATTCCTGGCATATACTTTTCTCTTAAAATATAGCATTAGCTTTATTTTACGAAAAAAGCGGGGACATGATCCCCGCTGAAAAATCTACTTATTTACTTAGATCTCTTTAGTTGCCCATACAGCCAGTGCACGAATTGAATAACTGTACAGATGCTGGAAAGAATATAAAGAACCTCCATCATCATTATTTTTTAGTCTTTGTTTGACGTGACACGGTAGTTCGTGACAAATCCGAATCTTATAATGGTGTTATCTCTTGTGAGATCATGTCTCAGCATTGCAAAATTATAAAAAATTATCCACGCCCCACCTTACGAGATGATTTTTTGAAATTCAACCCGATTGACTCGGCAAACTCTGCAAGAATGGTACATCCATCCGGTGCATCATCATGGGCATTATCCCCCTCACGCTTATAGTTTGTAAGAGCTTTCATAAAGCGTCCGTAGTCAGAGCCTTTAGTGTATTCTGTTTCATCAAGAAATGCGCAATGCTTTTTTATCCAGCCGGCTTTCATCAGAATACGAGTTTCTTTATGCTGAGTAGTAGGACGCGCTTGGATAAGACAGGACTTTCTTTTAGTGGTAACAAGTTTACGCACATTGATAGCGAATATACGCCCACCATTGTTTGACTCGATACGTAACTGGTCGCATTCGGTATCTATTACCATTTGTG